TCCATTTTTGGATTGGAAACCCTTGTTTATTATATGATTTAACCAGTTTTTCAGCCGTTAATTGTTTATAAAATTCATCATCAAGACCATTGGAAAATGAATAAACCCTGAACCCGGGATTGTAAGTTTCAAACGATTATAGATTGTGCCTTTCGCAACATCAGTCCCGATTGTCCATAATGTCACACCTCTTTTAACCTTTTCTCCAAGATAATTCACATCTTGTTTTGTAGGACTACCGATGACTGGCTTACCTGCTGTGCTTGCACCTTTCAATGCAAAAACAGGTGATCTTGTCCTGCAATAATTATAAACAGATTGTGTCTTATGTCCGCCGGTGTCAATTCCCAAAGCTTCAATGTGCATTTCTGCGCATGACTCATGCCGATACGTTCTAAATAATAATTCGTCTAACTTTTTCCAAACTTCCGGTCTGTCTGGATCCCCATATAGCGTTGTTTGATAAATAATCCAAGATTCTTCCCCCTTCCCGAATGCTTCAAGTAATACTTCGAGTCTATTATCCTGCGTGTCAACCCCACCTACAAGCAACATTGCGGCCATTGGCACCGTTAATATTTTATAAGGCTCTGCTCTTGCTACAAGTTTTTCCCATTCCGGTTGATCTCCTGTTTCTTCCCATGTCTCAGCTTGCCTGGTATTTACCCAAGTTTTCATCAATCGGGTATCACCACGCTTTAAATTTTTTGCTGCTTTTAAAAATTCTTCAACTATCTGCGACCATGGCACCCACCCAAGAGGGGAATATTGCGAATTGACTTTAAATCCTCTAATTTTCCGGTCCGGATATTTGTGTATGTATTTTCCTTTGAGCAGCATCTCTGTTTTTTGTCCTTCGTCAATTCTTTTATGACAATGTTGGCAAACATACCACGTATCAATGACCTGGTTATCTTCATCTTTTGTAAATTTAATTCCGTAATCAGCATCTACTCCGCCGAATTTCAGAAACTGGAACTCCCCACATTCAGGGCATGGCACATTAAAATGGCCTTGGCTTGACTCTTCCCATTCTTTTTCGATGTGGCTTGTCCCTTTCACGGTCGGAGTTGAATTTATATATATTTTCTTTTTCCCACCGAACGCATCTGTCCTTTTTTTCATCAAATCACCTGGCGCCCCCTCTCCCCCAGCGTCTTGAACAAAACCATCATAATCATCAAGGATTAAATATCGAATAGAATCTGATCTTGCGGAAGTCGGGCTATTAGACCCGGTTAACGTCCATGAACCGCCGGGGAACTCTTTTAAAAGTAGCGTGTTACCTGCATCTCGTGATTTTACAGGTTTAATGATACCTTGTAATGCCGGAATCGCCCGGACAGTCGGCGCAAGTTTTTTTTTAGAATGTTTCTTTACCATGTCGTCCGTGGGTTGGGCAAACATACATGGGCCGGGGTATCTATGCGCGATGCAGCATAACATGACGTTAGCCAAAGTCGTGAAGGCCATCTGGGTTGGCTTGATCACTACAACCGTCTGGGTAGGGGACTGTGGGGACAATTCTCGTAAAATTTCCTCTACCCATGGCGTCCGGCTTGTCCGATACTGCCCAGGTTCAACGCTGGACTCTTTCGTCAAACGGAAATATGTATTCGCCCATTCTACGAAATCAATATACGGATCCGGCTTTAAACCTGACAAAAAGGATTTATTTGTTTTTAATTGTTTAATAAAATTACCCTATCTGTCCTATTTCTTACACTTTTGATTATGTTGTTGCCATTTNTTTTTATCTTTTTTAAAAGCCTCTACACTTAAACTCCCTTTNCCTGGCATATGTAAATTATAAACAGTCGTAATATGTTTTATAACAAGNTTNTCCTCTTCTTCTCTTGCATTANCATCCTCTTCTATNTTTTTTATTATATCAATTAATGGTTCCAATCCCTTTTCCAACAAACTTAAAATCCATTTTTGTTTNTTTGTTTTCTTTGTTTTCTTTATTTTTTTTGCATCTTTTATATGTTGGTAAAATCTTTGTTTAGGATTTTTTGTTGCTCCAACATACCTGATTTTTTTAGTAAAAGGATCTTTCAAAACATATAAATATTTCATAATCGAATGTTTAATTCCCTTTGATATTCATGTANTCTTTTTGTTTTATTCCGCTCTAATTTAATTTTTACAGAATCCCCAAATTTCTTTTTTAAAAAAATTGTATCCATTTNTTCTGTTTGCAAAGTTCTTTTCCCTGCCTGCCCACCAGGAGCCAAAAAAGTAGAATTTTTTTGTTGCCTAAAATGAAANCTTTTATCAATAAAACAGAACCTATTATGATATGCGTTTAAAAGATTAATCCAATGACTTTCACATGCTACTGTCTTCTTATCAAAATATAAATTTTTATTTTTAATTAACCCAAACGCACATCCGTTGATATAGCTATTTAAAACAAACGGCTTATGTTGATTATAATGTGTCGGGTTTGGATCATTATTAAAACCAAATAAAAAAGCATCTATTTGTTGAGCATAAGAATATGTTTTGTTTATAATATCAAAAATTTCTACAGGAGTTAAATCCTGATTTTTTGTTTTGTAAAGTTTTTGTACACATTGAATATCATCATCCACCATAAAAACATCTATAAATTTGTCATAAATAAATTGTCGGATAGCACTTAAACTTTTTAAATTTTCATGTGTCTGGATTTCAATATCATTATATTTTTCATATTCTTTTTTTTCATTCTTAGCTACCAATAAAATCATCCCCTGAATATTCGTTAAAACATTTTTTGCCCTCCCTGAACTGGGACAAACTATTTTTATACACATTTATATCTTATCTCCTCAACATCAATTACATTTGTTCTACGCTCTTTTTTATCTCCTGAAACACTTTTATAATTACGATTTAAATTAAAATATTCACGTATAAAATTTTCATCAATCTCATTATGAGTAACAATGATAAAACATTGATGCCGTTCAAAAAAATTAGGAACAATTGGCATTTCGCAATTATTATCCCCATATTCAAGAGCTCCCCCCTTCTCTTCCTCTTTTTTTTTTAAAGGAGGATCCTCTTGTAAAAATCCAGTCAATTCAATATCGAAATCCATATCAAGAAGATCTTTTATTTCAGCATCTAATAATTTTTCATCCCATGTTGAAAGCTCCCCTGTTTTATTATCCGCTATCCTATATGCTTTGGCCTGTGCCGCCGTAAGATTCCCGGCAACTACTACCGGACATGTTTTTAATTTTAATTTTTTTGCAGCTTTTAATCTTGTATGACCAACAATAATAACCCCTTCTGAGTCAACAACAATCGGTTGCTGCCATCCATACTCTTCAATGCTCATCGCCGTCTTATCGACAGCTTGATTATTAATCCTTGGGTTGTTTTTATACTGGATTATATCTTTAATTTTCCATTGCTTAATTTCCATTGCTCAATTCCTCCAGCGCTTGTGTGAGTTCTGCTGTCAACTTTTCACGCACAACGTGAATATCTGTAATGCTTGCAAGTTCAGCACTTATGCGATCCGGAATATTTAAAATTGCGTCTCTGGTTGTCCTTGCAATATTGAAAAAGTCAGTCTTAACCTTTTCCGCAGATATCAACGTCCCGATGCGCTCGTCATAATCCAATTTTAATAAAGCAGCTTTTAACTTTGCCTGCATTCTTTGAGCATCCGCCATGCTCATTCCCGTCGTTCCAGCTGCTTTTATAGTAGCTTCTTTTTCTTCTTTTGTAATAGATTCTTTTTGATCTTTCTTAGGAGAGCTTTTGCTTTTCAGATTATAAATTTGATCAAGATTCTGTTTCAATGCGGCATCCGCCTTGTCTCTGTCGATCTTTTTGTACTTGCCTATTTTTGTTATGCATTCAGCATCTATTTTTCCCTTTTCAATCAGTTTTGATACCCGCTGCTGTGAGATCCCCCGATGCTCTGCGTACTCTGTTTGACTCATATAAATCGGCATTACTTACAACCCCCATAATTACTTATTGTATTTTGGCTATTGTAAGTAATATGGAGAAGTCTGTCAATAAAGAAATACAACCCTATTTGGGGGATTGTAACTATGAACTTCTCGCGCCTTTGCTAAC